GGGCAATGTAAAGAGCAAATTAGATTTTTCATGCCATTGATTTTATCTGGCATGTCTTATTTCGTTTGCTGTTCTTACTGCAGTTTGGAATGTCATTTGTTTATCTGTGACACCCACGCTTCAGTAAGTTCACATTGAACTTATAGGCCATTAGATTCGTTAGTGATATGATGCGCTTGCGCACTTATTATTGACAGTCGATACTATGAACCAAGTATTAATTGGTGCTAAACTAGCCAATTCAAGTAGTAACAAGAGCAGGGGTATGAGACTCCTACTCTCTGATAAGAGAGTGGGAGGTTTCTCTTCTCTGATTTTATATCAGATGATTAGCCCCTGCCATCTGGGATGTTAGTTTTCGAACTATTTCCCCAGACTTCTTATGAGTACATCGCGGTAACTCTGAGATTACTGATTTATCAGTGCCGCCACCGCCAGCTTCTAGCTGGCATTTACTGGTCTAGGACCTAAGCTATGAATAGCAGCCCGCGCTCCTGGTGATGAAAAAAGAGAGCTTACAACATTTAGTGAGGAACGTGAGCGTTTTAAGTTAGCCGGTTCCTGGGCACATACGCGTAAATCGCTCTACCCATAAAAGAGCGTCGCCTTTTCCCCCTTTGACGTGTTTGTTGTATGTTGGATATCGCAATGAGGATTGTGTAAGAAACTTTCGAGTTATCCAATTTACCCGATGGTGACATACGGGCATATGTGAGCACGGTTTGGGGGCAACAACCCCCGGTATTCCGGTACTTGTGGATATTGAGTGCCTTAGGCGAGTTAATACATCGGGACTTCGGTTTAACCACATGTATTAACGGACCAGTTCCTGTACGATAGTAACGTACGGTTTGAAAGAGGAGTTTAATTCCCTGGTAGTCCGGAGGACAGGAGAACACCATGATTACCTATGCATGGAACCGTTCTATGATTGTCGCGTAGCCGAAATGTAATTTCGGTGACTTGCTGCCAGAATCAGAGTGTGAGTCTTTCAGATGATCCTCTATAGGTCCCATCTGAAAGCGCACATTCTGTCGGGGGTCTCTTATACAAAATGAAGGGACCGAGACAGATGCAGCGCTTTCAGTCTATCGATGGAAATGGTTGGCCCAATTGCGAAGGGCAGGACTCCAATGTAAGGAGCAACCAGGGAACAAGTCGGTCCGATTTAAGGAGCGACGAAGATGTCGATGGTGGATCGAATAATGGAAGATTGGATGTAGGAAACGCCTGTGTAGGGTTGACACAGGAAACCCGTGCTGAATGTTCACGTGGTGCTAGCGTAGCTATACAACACTACAGAGCTGCGCAAATTCTAGCCAATATGAAACATATGAATTTGGAAGCACAGGCCAGCGGATACTGTTTGGATGGTAACGTCCATCGGTTCACACGGCCAGACACACCCCTTACCTCGATTATAGACTCCATACCAAGAACTGTATGGGGGCGTTCTCGAGATGAATTCCTCAACTTTGGTGAGGCATTATGTATTACCGTGGCCAACTTATATCACTGTGATTCATTATCACATTTGGGTGCCATAGTACTATCATTCATTAAAATGACATGTACCGATCAGCCATTGATTATACAATTGGATGGCAAAATCAAGGAAATGTTTTATCAAGATGAAGTTAATCATTCACTTGAAAACTTGGACATGATGATCGAGGCACACGGTGACGTGGTGGAAACAGATGCAGCTGGCCAGCCACTTAGCGCAGAAAGCAGGATAAACAAAATAGTGGCAGCAAGTGTGGAGAAATCCAAACCACAATGGTTGAGATCCCTCAAAGATCTTAAAAATAATTGGGTGGAGATTCTCAAAGGGGCGGGGAACCGCCAAATATCAAACTTGTTGAGTGTTTTTGTTTCTTTTGGTTTTTGCGCAATTGAGTCGTGTACTTTCACCGTTGCTGGATTCGATCTGATCTCTAAGGATATGATCAAAATTCACAAGAGTGCTGGTGACATGACATCAGCCGTGTTAGATAGTTTGGTTTACATGGCTGAAGGAGGATGGAGGGTGTACAACACCGGGGACATCTCGTCTTTCGTGCTTGGCAATTTTGGTGCCGACGATTTGCAGGAGAGGTATCTCAAGGTGTTGTATTACTGGAACCTACTAAAGGATGGAAACCTGAGGAAAACGGAGGATATCGAAGACATAGAATTCCACCATCTTCTCAACACCACCATACAAGATTGCAAATCAGCTAAATTGACCCTAAAGGGTTTTGAAAATAAGGTGATGTGTGATTACATTTTGGCTCTGGAAAGAATTAAAATAGAATTTGCTTCCAAGAGACAGGGTGGTGGTAACAGGTACAATCCTTTTGGCATCCAAATTTACGGTTTGTCTTCACAAGGTAAATCAGAGTTGCAAGACCAACTTCTGGATGCGATTATGACGAGTGCGGATTTACCACTTGACCGTGATCGCAGGCAGCCGATCAATGCCAATAGTGAGTTCATGGACTCATGGCAGTCTGACACGCTCGTAGGAATCTTCCCTGATTTCGCGAATGAAACACCGGGTTTTGTCAGCACTCCGCTTACGCGGATATTGCTTGATTTCTTTTCTCCGGAAAGGTTCGTGGTAAATAAAGCGGATTTGCCTAGCAAGGGCATGGTGGAAGTGAACGCCAAGATTGGCGTTATCAACACCAATAAATTGGACTTGGATGCACACCAGTACAGTAATTTACCATATTCTGTACAAAGAAGACCCAGTGTAATTATTGAGGTCTTTGCCAAGGAGAGGTTCCAACTCAAAAGGAATGGAGTGTCTTCTGGGGTGGACAGTGCGAAGGTCAGGGAATACGAATTGCAGAACCCGAATCATGTGTTTTCCGACATATGGGACGTGAATTTGCTGGAAGTTTCCCGGCCCGATCATGAAGATCAACCTGGGATATACAAAATTCTGACAGGACCTGACGGGAAAGAAAAGAAGATGGTTAGTATGGCTGAAGTTATACAGTACACGACGGACAAGTTTTTGGCCTGGGACGAGAACCAGAAGAAAATTCTGGAACGCGGTTCCAAACGCGTTGATTACTTGAAAAACACGCCACGTGAGGAACTTATTTGTGGCGTTAACGGGTGTAAGTACCTGAAGTGTATCTGTACGAAACATCAGGATTTCAAACCACTTGCCCACGATTCGTTTAAGACCACTGTGAAGAACGGTGAAGAAGAGCCTAAAGCCGCACGAAGGCAGAGGCATAAAAACAAGTCTGAACGCAACGACAGGACGTGGAGACGGAACAAGAAACCGTCGAAGAACAAGATCCAGGTGGAGCCCCATAGTAACATGGTTGAGCGACCGACGAATGAAGAGAATGGTGATGAACGTCGCTCGTGGGGGGATATGGCCACAGAGTGGAAACGATATATACTCTCCGCCCCAACAATGGCGTACACCAACACTGATGACGGCACGGAAATAGGAGTCGGCACCACTGGCTTGCACCCTGCGGATACAACTAGTGTGCGATGGACAGAGCGTGATTACTTAACGCCACTGATAGAATGGACGAACCAGACCGAAAGAGTTTATAGGCTGGCGAGAACATACTATAGTTTCATCGCGTACACACGAATGGTCCCAGACATGAATTTGAAGGACAGCGCGTTCACAAGATTACTCCATGCGTGGATGTATCGATATACGCGGACGGTGTTCTGTGTCAGTGCAATAATCTATGTGGTTGTGTCTTTACTCATCTTGTATTGTTTACCTGCGCTTGTTGGTGGACCATTATGGGCGATATTCAGCATTGTGTACTTCGTGTTCCACGTTAGTTTGGCTCGATTATTGGGTAGGAGTTACATAGACTTTATTGCCCTGAACCTACAAGAAACGTGGATACACCAGATGGGGAGAACTCGTTCACTGGACTGCCTCACTTCACTGTTGTGGATTTGCCCTGTTCTAGTTGGAATAGTGGCGATGTGGAAGATAGTTAGATATTTTACCTCATCGCTAGCTATCAATGTGGAGGCCCAAGGAAACCTGACGCCGGAAGACGAGAAGGACATAGATTGTAGGTTGGCCGAGAAGAATCCATACAAGGAAGTTGTGGTCCTACCACTATCTACCACTCCTAAGTCAAAATGTATACGGATAGATGACTTAAAGGCGAAAGCCAAGAAGAATCAATTCGTTTTTAACAGTAAAAGCTATTTTGACGACACGATTGGTGATAGTGAAGGTGTGATCACTTTCGTTGAGACGAACTTCTTTCTCTTGAACAAACATTACTTAGTTAATTCGAGAGGGATGTTGGCCAAAAAGATAGTGCTCACTTGTCAGAGAATAGGTATACCCAAGGGTGCTGTCGGAAAACAATTCACCATCACGGTCGAACCCAGACATTGGCGTTTACTTGAAGAGAGTGATGTGGCAGTTTGCTACACCACTGTTGGTGGATCGTTCGGTAACCTGTTGGACTACTTTGTGGCGGAACACCCAACTAGGCTCTATAATGGTACCACATGCATTATACAGGATCATGAGAAAGATCCTGTCAGCTATGACTTTAAGGGTCACATTATGAGTGCAGATGGTAAGACAAATTTGGGTGCTCAACGTGGTAAAGGACAATTGGCTGTGGTTAAGGGTTTGGTCACCTGTTACGGCATGTGTGGCAGCCTATACTACTCACAAGGAAAAGCGCCCTGCATTACTGGAATACACAGTGGTGGTGCAACAGGCAGAGAGTACGCTTGTATATCGCACGTGACTCACGCAGAGATTCTCAGTAGCATCGAAGACATGACTAAGGACATTAATGTTTTCCGAACAGCAGCAGATGGAGATTACGATTTCACATTTGCTGGTGTAGAGTATGGAGCTGCTGAAAAACCTTTCAAGAAGAGTGCGGTGAACTACCTTGACAAGTCAAATGTAGATTCCAACGTGCAGTATCATGGTACAACGGGACGAGTGGCGAAGACTGGAACGAACTTTAGACCGACCGCCATTGCGAAGATAGTGCTCGAAGAGGCTAATTTGCCCAATATCTGGAATCCTCCAAAGATGGTTCCGAATTGGTGGGGATGGCAGCAGACACTGCAAGGTTTAGACGAACCTGTAGGGCATTTCGATGCAGAGATTCTAATGAAATCCGTCAATGATTATGTTGCAATGATCTCACCAGCACTGGAAAATGATTACTGGCAACAGGTTGGTCCACTGGTGGACGATGTGAACCTCAAGGGTTTGCCTGGAAAACGCTTTTGGGAAGCGGTTAACTTGTCCACGAAATTTAGCTTTCACAAAACAGGAAAGAAACGCCGTTACATAGAGGAACTTGAGAGTGACGGGTTTTACCAGCATAATTGGAAGCTGAAACCGGAGGAAGAGAAAGCCATTATAGATTACATAGTGACGCTCTCAACAGGACGTAGAGGTTACCCAGTTGCCAAGGGCACTTACAAAGACGAGGCTCTTACTGGAAAGGTGGACGCGAGTGGTGAAGTTGTGGCGAAGGAAAAGTGCAGAGTGATGTACTCCAATTCCTTGATCTTCACTTATGTGTTGCGCTGGTTGTTCTTGCCCATCATCATTGGTATACAGTGTGACCCCATTAGATTTGGGGTTGCTGTTGGGATCAATCGGAAATCTCCCGAATGGCATCAGATGGAAGAATTCCTGAATTCCATAGAGGGTGGATATCTTGGTGGAGATTACAAGAAGTATGACCAGAACATGCCCGCACAATTGATATTAGCGGCCTTAGGTATATACATAGACATTGCCAAAAGGTTGCCACAGTATCATGCTTTCCACATCCATTTGATGGAGATGATAGCAGCAGATCTAGTGTACGCATACATTGACATGGGAGGAGCTTTAATCTCGCTTATGTCGAGCGGACATATAAGTGGAAATTCTTTGACTGTGCATATCAATTCAACAGTCAACCATTTACTGCTGCGATATTGTTGGTTCACTAATAACGATACACCATTCCACGAGGACAACAAGGTGATCGTTTATGGGGATGACAATACTGGAGTGTGCAAGAAAGGCAATAATTTCGACAACAAAGTGATTGCCGACATACTAGGTCCTCTAGGCATTGGTTACACGAATCCCGATAAGGGAGCGGAGGTCAAGCCATGGTTGGATGATTTGCACCGGGACTTTCTCAAGTGTAAAACACACCATCATGAGGAGATCAATTGTAAAGTTGGTTACCTTGACATAATGTCCGCTTATAGACCGCTGGTTTGTGAGACGGACGATGGTAAAAGTGGTTTAACTGAGGAGGAAAGAAATGGCATGAATTTGGACAATTTTTGTCGTGAACTCTGGGCTCATCCTGAATCAAATTGGAATGTGCACTATCCTATCATAAAGCGCATAACTGAGCGAGCTGGATTGGAGAACCACACGAGTGTGGTTGATAAACCACGTAGCTGGCACTTTGAGAAATGGGAAGAACAATATGGCGCTGAAAGGGATATTGTCTGTGGACCAGTAAACAAAGAAGGGGTGGTGGACCCCAATGGGGGTGCTCAAGACTGAGCACCGGCAGCGCTGGTGCAGCGCAATATAAATAGCACCATTACAGCGCCGGGAACGCTATATTTCCCGACCCATTCGGCATGGGCGACGTGATGTCAATTCAAAAGCCGGCTTCGTATATGGTTACGGCAGCACACAAACGCCATGTGTGTTGAACGCTTTGCGAAGCAGCAGGCGACAACCCGAAGGTGAAGCTCGGAGCGACTTCACTGAACGTACATAGTAGCTCCCCTACATATTTAGAATTTATTATCTTAGTGTTTTCATCGATAAATGTTATTGTATCAATAGTTAATTTATGTGTTATATGTTATAAAGTAGAACAGTTCATATTTGCATTTATCCAAAGTAGAGAAAAACCAGAAAAATTAGAAAGAAGAGTAGAGCCCCAGGGTATGGTGCGGGAAACACCATTAACCTCGGGCAAACAGGAAAATGTCATATTCTCTGATGCGACATCCGGTACATTAACCGGACCGGTTACACAGATTGACCATACTCGCACAGTGCAGGACACTGGGGACGCCAGTTTACAAGACTTTTTCCGACGACCTATCAAAATAAATACCATTACATGGGTACATAACAATACATTGTATACTACATTTAATCCATGGAGTCTTTATTTTGAAAATCCCAGAGTTATCAACAGATTGACCAATTTCAATCTCTTGCGTGCCAAGCTGCACGTGAAGTTTACGATAAATGGAAGTGGCTTTGCAATGGGCCGCGCTATCGCCTCATATTTCCCTTTGCACACGTTATCGAACGTGGGCTTACCTGAGGTGGACTCGCGCAGCGTCATATTGGAAAGCCAAAGGCCACATGTCTTTTTAAATCCAACTACCTCGGAGGGAGGTTCTTTGGAGTTACCATTCTTTTGGGTACGTAATAATCTATCCATCCCAGATTCAGAATGGAATGACATGGGCCAAATCACGCTGCGTAGTTTTACTGCATTAGATAACGCGAATGGTAGCACATCCAATGTTACCATTTCCGTTATCGCCTGGGCGGAGGATGTGGAGTTGAGTGTTTTGACGACACTTGACCCAACTACCCTCGTCGCCCAAGGTAAGATGACAGAAACTGACATAGCCAACAACGAGGGCACTATCTCTGGGCCCGCCAGCACCGCTGCCAAGGTAGCCAATAGTTTGAGTTTAATACCTAGTATTAGACCATTCGCTTTGGCTTCTGAGATGCTATTGAACACTACTGCTCATATAGCAAAGATTTTTGGTTATTCCAGACCAAATATTATCAAGGCACCGGAGCCCTACCGACCGACCCCGATTGGTAGTTTGGCTAGCTGCACTACACCAGAGGCTGTGGCCAAGTTGACCGTTGACGATAGACAAGAATTGTGTGTGGACAGTGGCATAAGCGGCATAAGTGAGGGTGATCCCCTCGCTATTGCTAATATTGCCACACGTGAGTCATATTACCATCAATTCTCTTGGGCTACAACAACGGCCCCTGACGTCCTCATAGCCAACATGGTGGTTTCGCCACGTGTGTGGCAGTCCACTGGGTCGAAGTATTTCTTCCCAGCATGTGCTGCTGCATCTCTCCCGTTTGAATCGTGGACTGGTAGTGTAAAATATCGCTTCCAGATCATGAGTTCAACTTTTCATAAAGGGAGATTGAAAATCACGTACGATCCAAACTATGTGGGATCTGAGGAGATGAACGTGACTTACAGTAGGATCGTGGATATCCAGGAGGAGACCGATTTCACTATAGAAGTGAAAAACGGACAAACAACAACCTTCCTTGATATGCATGACCCTATTGTAACGCCTGACAGTGATCTGTTTAGTGGAACACGTTTCGCGACAGCTCCCAGTGCTGGTAATGGAGTGTTGTCAGTTTCAGTATTGAATTCACTGACTACACCCAATCCTACCGCAGGGACTACTGTTTGGATCAATGTATTCGTATCAGCAGGTGATGATATAGAGTTTGCTACACCTGGCCAGAAGATCGTTGATTACGTTATTGAACCGCAAGGTAAGATGACAGAAACGGTCGTTGACACGGATGCGTTTTCCAATAAACAAGATCACATGGAGCAACCGAATGAGAGTGTACTTATGCACAGCCAAGATTACCGCGGTGACACTGCCAAGGTATTTTATGGCGAGCGGATATTGTCTTTTCGTACATTACTCAAAAGGTATAACTTGCATTCTAGTATAGGCGCTTTGTCAAGTCTGGACAGAGTGATATCGTCGGTGCGGAGTCATTTTCCGTACTTCCGAGGGAATGTTACAGGGGCTGTGCATACCACTGCCCTTGCAGCGCCATATAACTATTGCAACACTATTTTGTTGCATTATGTTACTTTGATGTTTGCAGGTTATCGAGGCTCGATAAGGTACAAGATCGTTCCTATAGGTGATGGAGATAATGCCTATAACAATGTCATTTACGTTGAGAGGATATTAGAAACACCGGGTGCTAGTAGGCACTCTGATGTTCTCAGCGGTTTGCCCACACTGAGCACGCAGTCCCAAGCGGCTGCGAGCGTTGTGTGGAGAACAGCCATTGATACTAGTCCTCCTCTTGGGCTAAACGGAAGCGCTTATACAACATCGGAAGTGAATCCCGTGTTGGAGTTTGAGGTTCCACATTATTCTAGGAGGAGATTTCTACCCTCACGTATGCAAGATAGGACATCGTCAACCACGGATGAAGACCTACTAGGTAGTGCTTTTTGGATGAAAGCATACATTGAAGGCACCAGCAACACTCGATTGGATGTACATGTGGCAGCTGGGGAAGATTTTAACACTTACTTCTTCCTCGGTCTACCACCGTTACATTACGAGGCAACGGTGCCCGCTCCATCAGTCTAGTAGGTTAGGCACGCAGGGTGCCATTTGACACGGTGGGTGTCAAACAATAATAGGGGTAAACCTCGCTATGGTCGTGAGGTGCGCGGAGGGCGCAAGCACATGCTTTGATCCAAAAGGATTTTTAAGGAGACGCTTGCGTCTCTGGAATTTTGCCATTAATAAGGATCAGAGTTTTCAAAAGCATGTGCTTCCACTTATGTAGAAGCCATTATTG